ATCCCTCCGGCACCCGTTACAGTTTCGGCGTGACCAGGCATGGCATAAATTACATCTCCTTTGTTTGCCGTACACTGGCCGATTGCATAATCAATCGTTGCAAAGGGAGTAGAAGGTTTTTTGCCGGCAGCACTGTTGTCACTACCCGTACTATTATGAACAAAATAAACATTCCCGGTAATTATTTGGTCGGGAGAACCACCTACTGGAACGCCGCCCATTTCATAAACTCTATCTCCAAATGTAGTCATTTTCTTCTCTCTTTCTGCCTCATCCCTTTCGGATCACCGTTAATCGGATACGGCATGAGGACATTGTTATGGCATGGGCAGATCAATCCGATTGCGACCTGCCCATGCAAATAGGGTTAAATTCTATAATGATTTCATTAACTTACATTGTGTCCATACACCGGTCGCCAATCTGCCCAGCCTACCGTATTCCGGTAATAAACCGCCCATTTGGCAACCAATGTATCAAAATCCCGATCATCCATTAGATCCGGTTTAATTCGATCCCACCAAAGCAAAAACATCTTGGCTAATTTTGAATCGTACATAAACCAATTGTTTGAATCGGTTAGACGATCCCAAACCGCAAGCTGATATCTGCCTTTATGGAAGTTAGGATTATTGTCCGCAGTATCCACCTTTCCTGTACTGTTAATTATTTCCCAGGCGGTTTCTTCGTTATTTATAGTACAAAGAATAGAGTCATAATTAATCAACACCAATTCCCCGCGATCTGTATAAATAGAAGTATGACCAATTCGCCTAGTTGCTTCAACTGCTGCTGGAGCCAATGCTGTAGAACCCGCATTACTTTGAGTCGTGGCATCATCCGGTGAATATGGATGAGAAGCACTGCATAATGGCTGTGAATCAGCCCCATCAGTGCCGACATAGGCACCATTAAAAATATCAGCACCTTCTTTTTCCCGACTTCTGGCAATTGCTATTGCCATTTGCCAAGGTCGCCTATTCATAATACCGGTCAGATCGTCATCATAGAGCTTCCGCTCAACCTTGAATCCTTTTGCCTTTTCAGGAAAAGTAAAGGTCTTATCGTATAATTGCCCTACATTGTCATATGCAATCTGTCCATCAAAGTCTTCAACATCGGACATTCCACCGATTGCACTTACCATCTCGTAATTTCTGGTAGATGTCTCCATACCAAAAATTTTCGGGATCATACTCGCATCGATATTTTCCTTAATTTCATTGGTATAAATCCGGCGCATCCTCGCATCAAGGAGGTCGCCAAAGTTTTCAGTTGTTGCTATTGTCTGTGGCATAATTATTTACCTCCTTTCATTAGGTTAATGCCGGTCCCATAACCCACAAATTCCCGCCCGCTGCCGGTGAAGGAATAGTAAAGTCATGATAAAATCGTGCGTTGTCAATCTTCAAACCATCATGTTTGTCTCTATTTAATGGTTGAAGCCGTATTCCGGGAGCCGAAATTAAATGTTCAATACCCATTACCTTGTCAGCTCTACTCGTATCGGCGATCTCGCTTTTAATACCAGAATAAGTTGCATCAAAATCAAGAAGTCGTTCTTGAGGCGGGCTGATAACCAAGAAGGTATCCCCAGATACGACTGCATTAACTACTGCTGTCGCAAATGTAGCTGTCGTAGTATCGTTATTGAGGATATAATGCAGATATCCTGCATTACTTCCGGTAAGAAAATATATCCATCCGCCAATCATGTAATCAGCCGTGGTAATGGTAATGGTAAATGTCGCACTGGCCGCCGAGGCCACACCACTTGTATCTGTTGTTGCCGTCCCGGCTGCGTCTACCTGCCCGTACTCGGCCCGAATTATTGTGGTTGGTAATATCGGGGTCATCTTTCTCCGCGCCATGCCATAGGTGGTATCGTTGGGAAGATAATTCCCGGTTAGTGGTTGATCCTCTTCCAAAATTCCGGCAAGGTTCTCCATCGCAGTAGCGAGTCCCGCAAAGGTAAAAAAGAGGGGGCCATTGTCAACATTGTCAAAGTCCATCAACTTGACAAGGCTTCCCTTGTACCTTTTGGTAACACTATCTACGTCAAGATCGCCGTTATATCTAACGTTAATCGGAAAAGGAGCCTGACCGGCTATTAAATCTCTTACTGCATACATAGTCTTCTCCTTTATCTTTTCCAGTTTTTATAATTTCTTGTTCCGCAAAACGGACATCCCGAAACAACTACAGGATTGTCCGGTGTACAATTTGCCACAGATTCATACGTTAGACCACTGCCAGAGCCGATTTTATCCCTGCTTATATCGCAGGGGAAATTACAGCGCTTACATCGGAAGACGTTTGTATCCTCATTCCCACTCGGGATTCTTTGCCTCATGCCAAGATCGTCCCTTTAAATTCCATATTGCTGTCGAACTGTTGGACTAAGTGCTGAAATATAGTCCTTTTGCTATATCCCTTTTGGCAGCTTCTTTAAATGCCGGGGGTAACGTAGGAATTTTGGTTCTGGCAGTGCGTCTACCACCACCTGTCATTTCAAGACTTTCCGTATCTGAACTGCCGCCACCCACAATTGTTTGCAAGTGTTTATTACTCGCTTTTTCAAAAGCAAGTTCTGTTGCGGCTTCAGGGGGAAATCCTTTTGCAACCGCTTCGGATGCAAATGTTTTCATATCCGAATAAATATCCTTGTAATAGGGTTTGTCCGAATATGCGGTTATTAATTTCGCAGTTTCAGTCTCTTGTGCTTTGGTTAGGTTGACTTTTGCATTATCTTCAACCTGTCTTGCCATCCTCATAGCCCCTGAAACATCACCGGAGAAAATCATTTCCTGCAATTTCTGATTAAATTTATCCAAAGCAGAGCCATCACCAGTAGTATTTCCGGTAGATTGAGACTTTGTTTGTAATAATGGTAATACACTTTCTTCGATCTGGTTTTTAATAAGTCTACCCGTCATTGAACCAAGTTGTTGAAGTTGTTCTTTAGAAAATTTAACACCATCACCATCTACTGGCTCTGTTGGTTCCACGGGATCGCTTGGCTCAACAGGATCTATAGTAGGTTCTACAGGTTCTATCGGCTCTATGGGGGCTGTGGGCTCCGCGGGGGCAGCGCAGTACCATCCTTGAGTATCGACTTTTCTTGTTTCCATTTTTGCAATTTCCTCCTTTAAGGTTGTTTGAGTTTATGCCAATAAAAAAGGTCCCCCCAGAGCCATGATCATGGAAGGACCTTTAAATTTATTGGCTATGATTAACCCACCGTCGTGAGAATCATAAAAGTTGTTTATTATTCTTCGTCTTTATATAAAAATTCCTTCATGTCAGAAACAATATCTAAAATGCCAAGTTTCTGTAATTTCTTAACTCGTTCTTTAATATTAAAAATAGGTGCTATTGCTTTATATATTTTTTCAGTTTCTTCTAAATTAAGTATTATAAAATCATTTCCTTTTAACATATTCCCCCCTATTTTTTCTTAACTATTTCATCCTCTGCTAATATTTGTTCAGCCTCCATACATAATTTGATTCGGCTATTTATTTCCCGGATAAGTTGACATGCCTTGCAATTACATAATTCAGATTCAGGAATTGAAAATAATGTCAAATTCAATTTTCTAATACTATCTCGCCATCTATCAAAAAGTATCTTACCCGGACCCATCATAAGTCGTCTGAACATATCGGCAATTTGCTTTTTCTTGATATTCAAATACGCTGAGTTTTCTGGCTTGTTTATATCCGGAATTTGTTTATATTCTTCCCCATAAAGAAGTTTCCAGACCGAAACAATTGATTGCATGTCTTTTTCATTATTTGGCATTCTTTAATCCCTTAAAAGGCCAAGCTTGGCTGAAAATGATTGGTTAGTTTGTCACGTTTGTTTATATTGTCTCTTGCCCACAATGGCTGCAAATTTTCTAATGCCCAGCAACGCTTAAAATCTAAATCTTCTGGTTTTGAAAAATTAAAGACCGATTTTGGTATTTTGTGATCAATGTGCCACTTTCCATAATTGTCCCAAGCCATACCTTCGACAAATAGTCGCTCAAGGTGCTTTTTAAGTTGAACAACTGTATACCCGACCAAGCTTTCCCAGGGCCTCCCAGCCTTATTGCTCTTTAGTGATTTCCAAATACTACCTTTTATACTTTGATTCAGACGACATCTTATTGTTTTTTTCCATTTTTTGTGTTGTCTACACCACAGCGCTCGCATTTTGTCTGGATTACGTTTTTCCCATGCCCTACAGCTGCGTAGTCTTTTTTGGGTGTTGTTTTTATACCATTCAGCGTTCCGTGCTAAAATTTTTTCAGCATTGCGTTTATAATGTTCTGCATTAGTCATCTTTCTGCAAGACTTGCACCAACATTGCAAGCCATCAGGTTCCCGCTGACTTTTGTGAAACTCAGTTGTATCTTTCTGCTTTTTACAATATGTACACAGTTTTTTATTGGACATATGTTGATTCTCTTACGCTCTTTTCTTGTCCGCTCATTTCTACTCCATGTTGGTTTGAAGGCGTAGTTCCCGACATCCTATTTAGTATTTGCAAATTACCTGCATCACTTCCGGGTTCAAAATAATCTTCATCGAAAAGAGCGGCCTCTTTTGGCATATCGCGGTTTCTGAGAATATTTCCCCATAATACATTAAGAATCTTTGGTGTATTGGGATTCTGCACTGTTGATAATATCTGAATAAGTTGAATATCTTGTTGAATTTCAACCTCTTTTTGAGTATCCAACTTCACACTGGCCGCTGCTGGAATGTATTTATATATTTCCTCCCATTCCGAAAATTGGAATGGTTCTCCCAATATCATTTGAAATGTCAGAGGATGAACAAATTTTTTGGCAAATCTTATATCCATCTGAGCTGATGGTATCAAGCCAGTCTGTTCTATCATTTTAACAAGAAAATCAAGTTTTCCCGCTGACATCTGAGCATTCAAAACATTTGTGGTTGCCGTCTTTTCCTTGCCGGCACCAGCCATCGAATTTGTAATAGTAGTAAGTTGTATCTCATTATCAAACAGAGCATGTCTCTGCCAAGCATCTCTGGTTATATTTGATGGTTCCTTAAAATATATTGAATCCTTGGGATTTCCGCCTACAAGCCATCGTTGATGAGGTGCATATTGCATGGTATCCCAATCCCAAAGAGCAAACTTATTAACCACAACCGGGGGCATAAGATTCTGATCTATTTCATCAAATACAGAATTTATATTATCGCTCATGGCTGTTTGTATATCTTTTATCGGTTCGACCATGCCCATAGATTGCCATCTTTCGGCATCGAAATAAATATGCATATCAATATAAGTTTTTTCACCATATTTATTTTCATCAAATCGGATAAGAATATTATTGTCATGCTTGGCAACCACGGCAACCATTTCTTTCATTACAACTTCGTCGCCATAAAGATCTTCTTTATCAAGGCACGGTATCCATTGTCCGTTTCTTTTTGTCTTATACACTGGAAACTTGCCCTGTCTCTCATATACTTCCGTTTCTGCATATACGTCAGAATCCGGCACGGTATCCTGTTGATCCATTCCGGTTAAAGTCGAATGATCCTGTCTTAATTGAGAATCGGTTTGATTAACTGTTGGATCCAATTTGTCAAGATTGAAATAGTTAATTTTAGATGAATGAAGTTCATCAAGATCGGTCATTGTTCTGTGCGTAATAAATCGTCCTGCTCTAATACTCTGTCCCGGTTGTAATAACCAGTCAAATACTATATCTTTATTGTTGACGATTATATTCATGGGCCAATCTTCAACCGGAAAGGTCTTTTTAAGCGTTCTTTTAAATTTTTCCGATTTTATAATATTGCCCTGTTCATCTATTTCCATTGGAATATCAATAGTAATTTTCTGAGATTCAGTTTTAAGCTTTTGATGATATGTTTTTTTAAGTACTCCAACCCCATTTAATAATGCTTTAAGTATCCACATTACGCAAACAATATAATATGACATTTGCTTAGAGTCTGTAGCTGGTTGCATAGTATTCCAGAATTCAAGAATAGCCTCTCTCTGCGAACCACCCTTTTTATCAAATGATTTGACTCCGATTATAGGGTTTGCTCCAAATATTTTTTGTGTTAAATAAGGTATGGCTGTCCAAACTACCTGAAATACTTTATTAATTACAATATTAGATTGCCAATCATAATTCTTTTCAGGACGTTCACCGCGAAGCATCATATAAAGAGTTTCATATAAATCATCAAGATCATCAACATATTGACGACCACGATCCCATTCCGTCATTACAGTATCGGCAAGGGCTTTTTGCCAGTCTTCGACTTGTTCTTTGTCCGTGGTTGCTATCTCTGGATTATGATAATTATTCATTTCCGTTTTATTTTTCGTTTGTGTTTACGATTTATTGCCATGACCTTATGTGCTTTTTTGGCTTTTGCAATACTACTATATGTACGTAATTTTTTACCTTTTTGTTTTCCGTGACAATGATATATGGTTTTGCCTTTACGCACTACAATTCCCCTTCTATCATTTACTTTGTACCCACAATTCTTTCCGAATTCGTTTTCCCCATTAAAACCCCCAAAAGTTTTGGTTAAAACATTTTCAGCCATTTTTTTCGTTTGTTTTT